TGAAGATCCTGATAGACTGCGTGGTGTTAGTCTAAGTTATGTGGTAATAGATGAAGCAGCAGAATGTAAACTAAGTCAGCTATGGGGCGAAGTATTACGTCCAGCACTAAGTGACCAACAAGGATACGCACTGTTCATTGGAACACCCAAGGGCAAAAGTAATCCATTCTATGACTTGTATGTCAAGGCTGAAACAGCAGTGGGCTGGAGTCGTTATTCATTCACCACATTGGACGGTGGAAGAGTAACCACTGATGAAATAGAAGCTGCTAAGAACGATATGACAGTCAGTCAGTTCAGTCAAGAGTATATGGCCAGCTTTGAAAGCACAGCAAGTCAAGTAGCTTGGGCATTCACACACGACAATAATGTGGTTGACGGACTGGTAGACTATGATGACAAGATCATTCACGTGGGCATGGACTTCAACGTTAACCCAATGACAGCCGCAATTCTTATCAAAGGTGAAAACGACACGCTGGTTCAAGTGGACGAAATACGAGTGTATGGTTCAAACACGGATGAGCTGTGTGGCGAGATCAAACATCGTTATCCCCGAAGTAAAGTGTTTGTATATCCTGACCCAAGTGGCAGTCGTCGTCAAAGCAGCAGCAACGGAAACAGTGATCACAAGATACTTGAGAACGCAGGCTTTATTGTCAAAGCACCACGCAAGCACGACCCAGTTAGAGATAGAATCAATGCGTTTAACGCAAGGCTAACTAATGCTAATGGTGTTCATCGCCTGTTCGTTAGTCGTAACTGTAAATATACAATTGAGTGTTTGGACAAGCACAGCTTCAAACCTGGCACAACTATCCCCGATAAAGAAACGGGATTTGACCACATGTTCGATGCTATAAGTTACGCCGTGGCTTATTTGTATCCAATCAAGAAGACTACTACGGCACAACCCACACAGCAGCGTTGGGGTCACAGCATAGCATAAGGAATTATTATGAGCATTAGTAACAGCGTTAACACACAAACAAACAGTCAAATTCCCGCAAACGAATTACACAACTCAATGAGTGCGGAGTGGGACTACTTCTATCGCAGCTATCTGGGCGGTGTTGATTACCGTGAAGGCAGCTACTTGGTTAGATATCAAAACGAAGACGAAAAAGAATATTCAGCACGATTGAAAGCAACCCCCCTTGAGAATCATTGCTCAAGCGTTATTGGCGTTTATAACAGCTTTCTGTTTCGTGAGGATGTCCAACGAGATTTGGGTATGCTTGAGAACTTGCCTGAAGTAATCGACTTGTTGGAGGATGCGGACTTGGATGGGCGTAGCCTTGACAACTTCATGAGCGACATCAACGTTTGGAGCAGTGTTTTTGGACACGCTTGGATCGTAGTCGTTCAACCCAATGTGGACGCAACCACTAGAGCTCAACAGCAGTTACTTGGTGTTCGTCCATATCTTAATATGCTAACGCCCTTGAGCGTATTAGATTGGGAATATAGTCGTAATGTAGTGGGCCGTTATGAGTTGACATACTTCAAGTATATCGAAGATGTAAACGGCGATGTGGTTACCGTTAAAGAGTGGTTCCCAGAAGTAATCATAACCAGCCAGTTTGATGTCAAGCGTGGTGCCAACCTAGATAGCGTGAGTGAGGTTAACGGATTGGGCAAGGTGCCAGTTGTATGCGCATATAATCAACGCAGTGGTCACCGTGGCGTGGGCATTAGTGATCTTGCTGACATTGCTGATCTACAGAAGTTTATCTATAATGCAACCAGCGAAGTGGATCAAAGTATCCGTCTTAATACTCACCCAAGTCTTGTTAAGAGTGAAGAAACGCAGGCGGGCATTGGAGCTGGCAGTCTTATCAATATGTCTGAGAATATGGATCCAGCACTCAAGCCTTACCTGTTGGAATATACTGGTTCAAGTGTGAGCAGCATATATGAAGCTATTGGACACGCAGTAGAAGCCATTGACAAGATAGCTAATACAGGTGCTGTTCGTGCCACTGAAAGCAGAACAATAAGTGGTGTGGCCATGGAAACAGAGTTTACACTGTTGAACAGCAAGCTGAGCAGCAAAGCCAAAGGTATGGAGTTAGCTGAAGAACAAGTGTGGACGTTGATTGCACTGTATATGAACAAGACTTGGGACGGTAAGGTTGAATATCCCAACAGCTTTAATATACGTGATACTTCTACGGAAATCAATCAGCTGAAGACAGCCAAAGAAACAGCTACTGATCCTAAGGTTATTATGGAAATTGACAATGCTATCTTTGAATGGCTGGGCAGTGAAACCAAGCTGAATACACCCACAAACAATGAGGATATATAAGAATTGCTAAATAAGCATATACGCGGGGAGGTCCTCGCTGTAGCTACAGAAATAAAACATACGCGATTAGTTCGCGGCGAGGTTAACGATGGACCATAATACAAATCAATCGGCTGAACAAGAAAACGCAACTGATGCGACAAATATTGAAAATCAGGCCCGAGACGATAAGCAAGTAGAGACTAAGAGTTACACCCAAGAAGAAGTGGATAATATGATGGCCCGAATGAAGGGCAGCTTAGAACACAAACTTCTTAAGCCTTATGAAGGGTTGGGTAGCCCAGATGAACTACGTGAGTTAAGATCAGCGCAAGAAAAGCGCAGTCAAGAAGAACAACTCAAGCGTGGTGAATTTGAAAAGACTCTGCAAGACATCGTTTCAAAGAAGGATGAGGAATTATCCAAGCGTGATGCTATCATAAGAGAATACAAAGTTAATTCTCCATTGATGGACAGTGCTGCCAAACACAAAGCGGTAGCACCAGAACAAGTTCGTGCATTGTTATCCAGTCAAGTTAGACTTGGCGAAGATGGTGAAGTAGAAGTAGTAGATAAAACAGGAGCAGTTCGCTACAATGATTCAGGCGTGCTATACGGCGTTGACGATCTAGTTAGAGAATTCATAGATGCGAATCCGCATTTTGGAAGTGCTACACCTGCTACAACCAATACAAAAAGCAGCTTGAACAGCGGCAGTGCAGGCAAGTTAGACATCACACAGTTAGATATGACCAAACCAGAACACAGAAAACTTTACGCAGAATATAGAAAAACTGCGGGATTAGCCTAAACACAAGGATTATATATTATGGCCGGATCAACTACTAATACATTGAATGATTTACTTCCGCAAATTGTTGCTGAAGCAATGTTCCAAGCGAACGAAACATCTATTATGCGTGGACTCGTAAAGAACTACGCACTGGGCGCGGGCCAAGGTAAAACTGTTACAGTTCCTTTCTACCCAAGCCAAACAGCCACTGCTCTTGTAGAAGGCGCAGAAGTTACTAACTCAGCTGTTTCTACCAGCGGTAAGACTCTTACTGTTGAAACAGTTGCTATCCGCACACTGTTAACTGACCTAGTGCGTAACAGTGCTGGTTCAAACGTTGTTGCTGACATTGGTAAGCTATTTGGTGAAGCAATTGCTCGCAAGATGGACGAAGACCTAATGGCTCTGTTCGCCAGCTTTACTGCTACAGTTGGCACTAATGCTACTGCTATGAGTGCTGCTACAGTTGCTCAAGCCGTTGCTAAGCTACGTGCTGCTCGTGTAAGTGGTGCTGACATCTCTTGTGTTGTTCACCCTAACGTGGCATACGACTTGAAAGCTGACCTAACCAATACATTCTCTAACCCAAATGGTGGTGTTATCCAAAACGCTGCTATGGCAAGTGGATATGTTGGTATGTTGTTTGGTGTTCCAGTATACGAAAGCGCAAGCATTGTTGACACTGACGGTGATTCAACTGGTGCTGTATTCCACCGCGATGCGTTGGGTATTGCTATGATGGGCGGAATCAATATTGAAACTGCTAGACGTGCAAGTTATGTTGGTGACGACCTAGTTGCAAGTGCTAACTATGGTATTGGTATCCTACAGCAATCACACGGTGTTGGCGTTGTTGCTGACAGTTCAATCGTAGACGCGTAAGGACTATTATGGCATTCATTACTGAGAACGACGTGGTTATATCTTGGGCTGAGAGCAGCGATGTTCTTGCTCGAGATCAGCGTTTGTTTGACAGTAATGAAGGCTTGACTGATGAGATAGTTGAAGACGCATTGATACGTGCAACGGAGCGTTTGTTGAATAAGTTTAGAAGCACTGACTGGTGGAGAGGTTATTACATCAAGCAGAGTGGAAATGCTTATGACACAAACGTTCCTGCATTGGATGTCAACAGTATCAAGGATAGATACAATGATTTTACCGATCTATGTGTCTACTTTGCATTGGGTGAATACATACTGCCCATTGTAGCAGACTTTGGCACTGAAGACGAGAATGAGAGATCCAAGATGAGTTATTACAGTGCTAAGGCACAAGACTTGTTTGGAGAACTGGTTCGTGTGGGAGATTGGTATGACTTTGACAAGGACGACATAGTCGGCGTTGAAGAAATAGTGCCATCCAACTACAGCGTATTAAAGAGGGTTAGATAATGAGAGACAATGTTATAGCAGCTATTCAAAGACTTGGTCTTAGTGGTTATGGTCTTAGCCAGGAACTGCCCTTTGATAGCTCAGGACAAAGTCTCTTCATCAAGAACCCCAAGCGTGTTTATGTTGACAATGAACAGGTTGAAGAAGAACCGTTGTATCTTACATTGGGTCCTAGCAGCTTGGACATTATGAACAACACAACATCAGTCACAGTTTTTATTGCTGTTGACGCAAAGAATAAGCCAAGTAATTATGATGAAACCTTAAGAAAGCTACGCTCAATTAAAAACGATATACTGTGGGAAGGCGCAACGTCTCGTATAGTAAACGTGAGCAGTGAGTATGAAGGTGACTTATTAATTAGTGAGCTTACATATGAATTTACAAGGATAACATAAGGAACCATTAATATGGCATATATCTACCCAGCACCAGGTGTAGCAGACGTTCAATCAACGCTTACATTAAGCAGCGCCAATGACGTGTCTGACACTGGATACGTGATTCCAGCATTACAGGACATCACATTCAACGCAGCAAACGACGTGTTCTCTTGGGAACAATTGGACGTTGGCTCTAAGTTGCAAATTGCAACTACTTCAACCAACAGCATTAGTATGAACTTGGTTGTTGACAGCGATGCTTTCTTCGGTAAGTCAGGCGCAGCTGGCGCAGCTGAAATAGCAGGCATCTTCAAACTCAGCCAAGACAAGACTCTTGTTAAGGTTGAATTGTATATGGGTGACACATCAGAAGGCGATGAAGGTAAAACTATTACTGCCTCTGGTTATATCACTGGACTGGCTCCAAGCGTAAGTGCTTCAAGCCCTGTCTGGGTGAGCCCGATCACTATTCAAATCACTGGTGATTATACAGTAAGCTAAGCAAACAGCATTAGGGGGAAACCCCTAATGTATTTTAAAGGTAGATAGATGTCAGACTTAATAGACGATAAGAGCAATGAAGAATTACTAGAAAGCGTTTTGATGGAAACAGCCAAAGCTCGCAATGAGCTAGCCTGTGCCAAACGTGATCTAAATAAAGCCGAAGGACGAATGGGATTCCTAATCGTTCTGGCCAATAAACTGATAAACAGAACCAAGGATTAATAGATGAAACTACAAGCACTCGCAAAGAAACCCGCCCTAATTAAAATTGTAATTGACGATGCTGACACAGTGGAAACCCACGGTGAAAGTGTTGAGTTCTATATCTATGACCGTTATAGTATGGATCTATATATGAAGCTGAGCGCACTTGACAGCACTGAAGACAGTGACCAAATGAGACAACTAGCATATGAGATTATGCTGGACGAGAACGGTAAGAAGATAATGAGTGAAGGTTTAGAACTACCCATTGACCTTCAAATCAAAGCTGTGGAGAAGACCCTTATTTCGTTGGGAAACTCGGTGACCCGGACTTCCACGAAATAACACCAGCAATGAACGCTTGGTTAACACTAGACTTTGTTGCCAAGCGATATGGCTTATTACCTAGCCAGTTGCTCAAGTCCGGGTCGAGTATTGATGCTAAGATTTCCATTCTTGCTGTTCAATACGAACGCTTCTTACAAGAGAAAGCGCAAGGCGAACATACGCATAAACCCGTCAAGGAAGACGATATGCTGAAAATGCTGGAACAAGCAAGGAGGAAACACAATGCTAAAGCCCAAGCTAACGCTCAAGACCAACAAGATAGCTAAGAAGTTATCCAAGAAGCAAAGGGACCTAGCCAAAGTCCCTGAACTTGCTTACAAGGAGTTCAAGAAGAACACGCCAGTTCGCACAGGTAATGCTCGTCGACGCACCAAACTCAAAGACGAAACCATAACTGCTGATTACCCTTATGCGGGTAGACTTGATGACGGCTACAGCAAGCAATCGCGTCAAGGTATGACTGAGCCAACCGTTAAATACATACAGAAGATAGTCAAGCAGATAACAGGGAAATAGTATGGCTAAGACACGCGACGAATATGAATTAGTAGTCCAAACACAACAAGCAACCAAAGCACTGGGCAACATCAAGAAAGTGTTGGGAGCAGTAGCTGGTGCATTTGCAATCAAGGAAATGGTTTCATTTGCCCAAGACAGTTTGTCGCTTGTAGACAGTCAGGCTAAACTTGCTCGCGCACTAAAGGGCACAGCAGACGGTGTAAAGGCTATTCAAATAGCAGCTGGCGATGCTGGCGTCGACGGACTTGAAAGCAGCTTAACCAGATTGAATAGACGTTTGGGTGCGGCAGCACAAGGTAATGCTGAATACGGTAAAGCAGTTC